CCATAGAGTTATACTGTTTATTATCCTTTCTATCTAAGTATTTTAACGCCTCTTCAAACGTACCATATATCAATACTACAGATACATCATAGTTATCTAACATATTAGATGTTTGATTAAACACCCGTTTGTTTTTAATTGATGCTAAAAAATCACCTGATGATTTAGCCTCAATTGCTACTTTAGTATCTGCCATCATAATATAATCTCCAACTTCTAACCATTGTTTTTGGTATTCCACTTTTTGTTCTTCACATAATCTCTCTACTGCACCGCTTAATATTGAATCCTCTCTACTATCTATTACTATCATTCTCCATACCTCCAACATTTACCGACACATAAACCTTCATTAATTAAAGTATTACATGAAGGAGCCATATAACGCTTATCTACAATAAACGAAACATGTTTATGTGTTTCCTGTTCGTTATAATCAATCCACACATTTTCATTATCTGCAATCGTAGATACTTCTTTGCATATACTACCTTTAATTGTTCTAAGTGCAGGACCACCAATATTTCTAGGACTAGTAAACCCACCTGTTTCTAACACGGCCATTTCAGATAGTATCTCATTGTACCATTGTGCAAGTAAAACTCTCGCTCTATGGTTTGGATTTTCTACCATTATTGCGTTTTTAAGACAAGGTAAAATAGGTAGTTCACCGGGAGATTCAACACTATCTATTTCTATAGGTAGTGCATGAAACTCTTTAACTTCCGGCCATCGAACTAATTTAGTTCCTATATATCTCCCTTCAACTGGTATATTCCTTTTACCTTTAGATAGTGTTAATATATATGGTAAATGATTTAACCTATCTGATGGAATCAAAGGAATACAATATCTACCACCAAGCATATTCCATGTATTTATTACACGACGTAATCTAGCAGTATTAATTACCGAGGCATCAAGAGTGGGCGATTGGGCTACATCAACGCATAAATCAAAGAATGCTCTAATTTGTCTGATATTATCTGCTATCTCTCCATATACGAAGATGTAAAACCCGCGCCCACTAAAGGCCATAGAGTGTTTATAATCTTTTGAATTTAACCAACCACAAACTCTCATGAAAGCATCATGTGCTTCTTCTAAATTACCATCGTGAGCATCAAAGTCAAGAAAGATACGGTCAAGAATAATCGAATGTTCAAGCCCCCTATTATGTGTAAAATCACTGTAGTCGTATACAGAAGTATAGACGTTCATTTTACCATTATATGCTTTAACGAACTGCCCGTATTCTTCTTTATTCTCAACTACTTTCCTTGAAGGGTTTATAGCACCTTTTATATGACTACCTGCCCACATCTCTCTTGGAAACTTCAATCAATCATCCCCTGCTCTTTCATTTCTTCACCTGTTAATAACTTTGCATCCTTTCGGATTCTTTCTTTTAGTGACTGTATTTGTGGTATTTCCTCTGTAATTTCTTCAACTACTTCTTCAACTACATCTTCTACAGATGTTTTTGTTTCAGGTGCATGACGCATAATTCCACCAATGTCCACTTCTGCTTCATCTAATACTTGACTAACCATACTTCTAATATAAATAGAAGCACTTTCAACAAATTTTTCTTGAATGAAGGTCTGCATTTCTGTATCAAAGAATCTGTATATACTTAACAAATCTGCACTATTAAAACACTTAATAGCCAAATCTTCGGATATACGTTCAATGTCTAACACATCTCTTACCGACCATTTCTTATCTGCAATCAATTTCATCAAATGTTGTTCTACATCTTCTCCTTTATACTTTTCAGGCATTTTTAGTTTATCTACATTTTCACCAGAAGTCATATCCATTACCTCCGCCTACTGCTTCACAATGGTCGTAATGTCCACAGTGAACACACTTTTTAATAAAGAAATCAGCAGGGAACTCATTAGCCTTATAGTGTGCAATCAATTTATCAATTGACCTTAGTACGGCTGTAGTAGTTCTCTTTGATGCCTTTTCTCCATATACATAGTTAGAAGCCGGATAGAACCAACCCCAATGTGTAACATCAATATTAGGGTCTAGTCCAGCCGCTATCTTTTGTTCATCTTCTGATGATTCATATAATAATTTATAGAAAGCCATTTCCTTTCTCATCATCGTTTTCTTTGTGTCTTTCCATGCTCCTGTTTTTAGTTCAAAGGGTAAGTAGCCACCATCTTCAAGAAACATTCTATCAATAATTCCCTGTAAGTGGACAGTTACACCATCATCAGTGGTATATCTTCCATCAAGCATTAGTTCATTAGCAACAGGTATATAGTTAGATAGAGCCTTTTCTTCAATAGATTCCATCAATCTTTCTACATCATATGCTGCCATAGCAGTATATATTTGTTCATATGAATCATCCTTCGCTTCCCCATATAAATCACGAAAATAATTTACTGCATCCATTGGGTTGTTGACTAACTTCTCAGCCTTTTTAATATCAACCTTATCCCAAAATTCTTCACGGGCATCATGTATATGAGTACCTTTTAACATCGCTTCTGATGTTGCTTGCTTAATATCATCAATATATCCATATTTGTAGTTTAATCTACAAAAGCCAAAAGACCCAAGTGATGATTTAGTTATCTTAAGAATGGGTCCGTCTTCATCATTCGGATTCCATCTGTATGTATATATTCCATTTTCTGTTCTCATTCTATATTCCTTCTTATAATTTGGTTGTGGAAGCCTTAGTATCTTACTTCCGTTATTTCCTTTGTGCGCTTTATCGCGTTCAATTTTTTTAGTTCGTCGATTAATGCGCTGGCCTCTCTACGAGTTAATTCTAAAGGAACTTCCCCGCCTAATTTTTTAATGTACTTGATTTGCTTTTCAGTTGGTTCTAACTGTGCATTATCATCTGTTACTTCTTTAATATCTAATTTCTTTCTAATCATAGAAGCAGTAGTTAAATCATGGCATTGTTTACATAATTCAATTACATTACCCCTAAGTTTAATGAAGTGGTGTAAACCTTCTTCTTTACACCTATGTTGTGAAATAATATGATGCCATTCCGTATATCCTTCTGCTCCGCATATTTGGCATTCACCTGTTTTATCCCATAAATCTCCTTCTTGTTCAAGGAGGCTATCTAATGTTTCTTGTCTAACAACAACGATTTGTTGTGCTTTACTTAAGGCTTCTACGGCCTTCATAATACTCTTTCTATATGTTTTTGTTTTACTCATTTTACCACCATTCTTCAATAGAAGTTTGGATTCCTACTTCAGAAATGTTCTGAAGATTCCATCCTAAACTTTCATAAATTAAGGTTACTTTTTTTACTACCTCTGATTCGGCTAAAGTGTTCCAATCAGGAGGGTAGTCATTAATGACTTCATCAATCCTTTTATAGGCGATATAGTCAACCGGTCTTGTTCTTTCTCCTACCATAAATGTTCGTGCTTTTTTAACAATACTATTGTTACAACGATAGAAATAATAACTATCACCTACTGCTATTGTACCAATACCGCTATTGTATACTTTAACTCCTGCAACTCCACCTGCTAATACCTTATACTCATCTAACTCCTTACGAAGCCTAGAGCGTTTAGCAATAGTATTCATATCTACCTTTCCATCCTTTAATAAATTATAGTTTTCTTTACAAAAGATAGTTACTTCTTTTTCCACTACACCAGATGCTACCATCTTTAATGCAGTTAACTGAACATTCTTAGCAAATGCTGTTTCGTTACTTTTCTTTGCTTCAAAGCCCATCATAAAGAAATCAGTATCTTCTAAATATTCACCATCTTTCCATGAAAGATAACCACAATACCTATTCTTTTTCTTAGAGAGAAAGAAAGATTCTGCAAACTTTTCAAACTCTAAAGTTACGAAATCATTGAACACGTTATTCTTTAAATGTAAATTTAATTTACCGCACAATTCTTGTGATTCTTCCGGGTTCTCTACAATTACAAATATAGAATCTGTATGTCCATAAATAACTTCATAACCTAATCTTTGTGCTTCAAAAGCAACACTTCTCATAGCATGTCGGGCTGATGCAGTAATAGCAGCGGCCATTTCCATATCGCCCCAACCATAACCATCTTTAGCCAATACACCATAAAGAGCATTAACTACACGTTTAGTAGCCATTTGAGCAGAATCCCATTTACGTTTATCTTCTTCTGTTTTGGAATTCTTTAACTCCTTCTTGTATTCGTCTCGCATCTTCATTAGACCAATAACACAATTAGGTAGTAGTCCTTGAGGCTCCTTCTTAAATCCAACATTACAATGTTCTACTTCTCTGTCGAAATCACCTAAATTCTTAGGTGTTCCAAAGTATATCTTATTACAAGTATCATCAGGTTTAAGTGTCTTAGTTTCCCAAGATATATTGTTTGCCGCCATCATAGACGGATAAAGAGATTTAAAATCAAATACTGCAACATTCTTATGTAGACCATATGTATTTTCATAGTCAGGGTCCATAACGAATGCCGCTTCATATTTTTCTTTATTACCTTTAATTCCAGTTGGTGCTATCCAGTCAGCGTGTTTCATAAAATACGAAGCACCCATTTGACTATTATAGAATACACACTCAAATGGACAGATTAGCAATCTTTGTAGTGCTAAATCGTTTTCACTAATACGCATCTTTTCATCCATCTCTACCATTAGTTTAACGTCCACATAGTTATACTCAAGAAATACTTCTGTGTCTTCTAACCATGCACGACGGAAAAACTCATCTCCTTCAAATTTAGATTTCTTAACCTTACCACCTGCATCTTCACCAAGTAATGCCTTAGAGCAATACTCAAGAGATAGTGACGGTAGAGTTCCTTTTTGTGAATCTAACCACAATCTTTCAAATCTAGTCATTAAACAATATGAAATACGTCCTTTAATTGGTTGTGCTGTATTTGTGTATTGAGTTCTAGGAGTTTTACTTAAGTCGGTATATACTCCAGTAACTTCATTATAAGGACTTAACTTTCTAGCATTGATACTATTACTACACATATTCTGTATAATAACTGGTATATCGAAACCTAAGACATACCACCCAATAATCATATCCGGGTCTTCTTGAATACATTGTCTTAGAAATGCCCTAAGCATTAATGTTTCATTTTCATAGATTTCTACAGTAACATCATCTCCGGCCCAATCATTAACTAATTCCTTCTCTTCCGGAAACCAAGTATATACAGTGTACATTTTAGTATAACTATCATATACAGTAATTGCGTTAATCTGTTTATAGTCACGACCACTTGTTGTTTCAATATCGAGATACCACTTTCGTAGATTATATTCCATAACTGTGTCCATATTATCTACACAATACTGTCTAGCCAAAGATATATCTGCTCCGTATGTTCTAATAGCATTTTGATGAAAATGGTCTTTTAACCAATACACTTCATTTCTAGAACTAAGTGTAATCTTAAGTAGGCCATCACCATTAAGGTTTTTCTTCTTAGTTGTATCTACTCTAGGTCTAAGTTGTTTTTCTTGACCCCAGTGCCTATAAGTATATACTCTCTTTATCTTACTATAATCCTTTGATTCGACATAAAAATAATGTCTGTAATTATCAATGTTCTTAGTCACTCTTTCATTCTGTGGATTTCTCCACCTTAACTTCACTTTGTCTCTTACCTCTGTAATTATCATATATTTCACCTTCTATTCCTTTGTTATGTATCTTCATTAATGGCGAAGATATACCATTACCCCAACTATCATATGTTTCTAACACTCTAATTGTAGGATAGGTTTTGTCCTTTGCTGCTTTATTTCTTAAAACAATGTGATGCACTTTTTCTTTAGAAATATATGCACCCATATAAAGACACTCATAATCCTTATCATAATATCTAAACATTATTGGGGCGTTATAATCAATATGGTTCATTATTCTTCCTCCATATCGAAACATTTCTCACAGAAATCACCATCAACTAATTCACCCCAGTCCAAAAAGCGACCACATATAACACATTCAAACGTGTTAATTTTTACCATAGTGGGTCTTCAACTCCCGGTAATTGTATTACCCATTGTAGAGATTTAACAACACCTCTTAGTGCGTTAAAGTTTCTAACTGCTTCCGCAATATCTTTACGAGGGTAAGGGTTACTTGGTGTATTAGTATTATGTTCTTTCATTTCCATTAACCATGATTCCCATTCATCTCTTAGTCGTTTTGCTTCTTGCATCATGTCTCTTACTTCTCTAGTATCTCTCATATTACTCCCTCATTATAGATAAATAGTCATTAAAGGGAATATCTTTATCTTCTGCCGCCATATCATTTCTTAACATATCGCAATATACTATTAACTCAGAAAAAGATACATACTTTTCTAGTTCCTCTGTTTCAATTATTTCACATAATTTGTCTTCTAGTTTTTTACAAGCCTTACAAATTAATACGCCTTGTATTCTAGATGTGGCATTTGTTTCTACGCTATCCCGACATAGGTTACACATATTATTCTTCCTCCAATTCAAGTAGGTCAACTGTTTGTTCATCTAATATCATATGTTGAATTAGCGCATCAATAATAGTTAGTTGACCTAGAATAAATGCTATTTTTTCTTCTGTTGTTTCTATCTTAAGTTCTCTTTGTTTCATGTATTCTTCCATAGAAGATACGCCCACAATATTCAATAACTGTCTCAATTCATTCTGTAGTGGTTTTACAAATTGTAGTAAATTCATGTTCTTAGCCTCGGTGCTCTTAGTATCATAACATCGTTTGTCTTAAATAAAATTGGGTTGTCTGTGTTTGTTGCTATAGTTAACTCTCCTGATAAAAACTTATGGAATGGCCCAACATATTCCATAAGCGCAGAACCAGCAGGTTCGGATAAAGTAATTAACTCTCTGTAGTTTTCACTATTAGTAGTAGAAGATACCAATAACCTATTTTCATCAATTGCTATTTGGTATATACCGCTACCTACCTTTTCGCACATTTTAACTGCATCTGAAAACTTCTTACTTGTTGTTTTTGCTACAGAGCGTAAAGTTGTTTTATTACTAATAGCAAATCCTTCCTCGTTTTCAATATCGCCACTAAGGTTTCTTACACTCCTTAGAATATTATCTGCAAAGGGGTGTCTTTCTAATGTGCGAAAAAAGGATTTTGTTTCTGTGTTACCACTTATAGAAAATTGTCCATTGTCCACACTCAAAGTAACAGAACCACTCCGCATATATTTCATAGCAACTGTAGCATCAAGTACTACGTTATTTAACGAAGTTATATTAGCCGCAGTAATTTTACTCCAAACAAAAGTTGAATTATCCGCATTAGCAATATTTAGTTTTCTTTCATCCGTCCATATCATAATTTCATTTCCTAAAGAACTATTTTTTGTAGTAGAGCCTATAGCCCATTTACCTTTACAAATAACAGTTTCTATCGCTTTCTTTAAATCTTTACATTCTACTGTCGTCATTTAATCACCCAAAAGTGAAGCAGTTTAATGACTTGCTTAGGTCTGTACAAATCAAAGAGTTCCGTCTTTAATCTGTGGAAGGCCATGCCATTTGACTTGACCGCCTTCATTTTCCATAATTAAGAATTTTTGTCCTAGGTTTTCTGCATTTGTCTTTGACTTTTTAACTGTAGCATATAACTTAAGGGACTTACCGCGTTCTTCACGACTCATCTCTATATATTGATACAGTTTTGCAGTTGTTGACTTTTCCCAATCGGGCTTAGTACCTACAATTTCAAACCCATCATGAACTTCTTTCATATGTGTAATGAAGAACTTATGGCATTTAAGTTGTAGGGCTGCTTGAAATAACCTTTTATACATAGCATTTCTAGCATACCATTGGGTAGGAACCATCTTGACTTTATCAGCCTGTCTTGGGTCACCACCCTTAATATGATTGAGCCTAGCAATCATATTTGTTGTATCTAACCATGAATCGAGTCCATCGAAGATAATAGCCTTTACTGCTTCTACCTCAACAACTTCATCCTCGTATTCAATTTTACCTGTTTCAATTGCTTCATTAACCATAGCCATGAAAAACCTAGACATATCTGCGGTCTTTTCATAATCTACGGTCATATCCTCATTATAAACATAAGGATTAAAGATAACAACCTTTTCATCAGAACTCCAATGTTGTCTCCATGTTGGTTCTGCACCTTCATCGTAATCTAATACGAATATCCAATGTGAATCTAGTTCATCATCAGAACGACAATCGAGACAAGTTCCTGTTTTACCATCACCGGGATTACCGCTAACACCACAAACAAGAAATGCCTGTTCTTGTTCTAACAAACTCTTTCTTTGACTCATGGCTCGCATCTTAGCCGCTTTAAATGAATTATCATTTAAGTTATCATTCGCCTTCTGTAATACAGAACCTGCGGCTTTACCTGATTTACTTCCAATACCCATTAATTAACCACCTCTATTTGTGCGGCATATTGTTCCTTAATAGTATTAAGGTCCTTTTCACTAACTTGACGAGTATACATTTTCCCGCTAGTTGTGTGTAGTCGAAGAGAGTATTGCCCTTTTTCTTCTTCTAACTCCTTCCATTCTAAACTTTCTACTTTTCCAAAATCAACTACTAACTGATTTAATTTTACAATCATTTCTTTCACCTTGTTTTGGGCTTCGCACCCAATTGACCGTCATCTGCCTACGATTACACAATTGTTAGAAGTTTCCATGCCTATATATTATACTACAAATAGTAAAATATATTCTCAATCTGTTCTCTCCATTAACAATTAAAGTTATATTTTCGGATTAAGTAATCACCAATAATCAATACTGTTTTCTTCATCAACAGTTTCAGGAGCATCAGGATTTCCTAATGCAACTCTTGGTAATACACCATATAGATTAATTGAAACTGGGTTCCATTCATCTTCTAGGGTGTTTCCGTTATCATCCTTCTTTTGTGTTTGGTTTGTTCGACCAATAATTATTACATCGGAACCAACTCCGAAGTCAATATTTAGATAAGAAGGAACCCATACAGGAGTAGAATCTGGGACATCATCAGATTCAAAACCATAGTTGGCTTCTGCTGATTCAATCCACATTGTCCTATTTCCTGTTCTTTCGTTAGGAGTAAGATTCATACTACTAACAATACCATCAGTAATTACTAACTTCATTCCGGGTTCATTACGAATAGAATCGTGATAATCTTCAATTTCTAGTAGGTCTGCAATATATTCTCCCATGCTTTCTACTAATAGGTCTTCCATAGAAAGCCCATCAACATTAACATGTTCATCACTTTCTGGGTCAACTGAATCATTATAAGTTAATGATTCTAATGTCTTACCACGAATACCATATACGGCATTTCGTTCTTCATTGAATAATCCGAATAGGTGAACCCATCGGAATGTATCACATGTAAAGTTCTTAGCGGCATCATTCTTTAGTCCTAAAGTCCAATACTGAAATTCACCATCTTCTTTTCGACCAACGAAATGCGCTCTTAACCTGTATTCTTCTGCTGGTAGTGGCTTACCATATCTAGGATTTACATCTCCACTACTAAACGTTTTGATATTATCTAGTGGGACAATCCACTTAGAATCATCTTCTGTTCCTACTTCCATAGCGGAATTAGGGACTTCTGGTATATTCTTTGTTTCTACATCACCATTGATAATTTGTGACTTTTCAAATACTCCGGCAGATACTTCTGTAATTTCAGCAATATCTCCTGCATTAAAAACTTCACTTGGATTTGCATTATAACGAGACATAATGTTACGTCGTCGCCAATCTTGCACATCTCTTGCTTGTTCAACACCAACTAGGAAACCAAAACCTTGATTCCCAAAGGTGCTTTTACTACTAGATGACTTAGAGCGTAAAGCCCCACGAATAAAATTACGCGTTAATGTTAACGCAATCATACCCGAGCGCGGTTGCTCCATATCTAGGTTGTTCTGTGTAGCAATTTCATTATATTTTGCTACTATTTGTTCTTCATTCATACTAACTCTGTTACCTAATGCTTTCAATTCTTCTAATACTCTGTCTTGCATTTTTTTCACTTCCATTTTTTCTATCATAAACAGGAGGCATTGAGCCTCCGTCTACTGTTTACTGAATGGTTAGAGAGTATATTAAACCCTCTACCCTATTTACTTATCTATTTTGGATGAATAAATTTATTCTTCTTCATCATCCTGTAAACGATAAATTATACCATAGCGACTCTTACGTACTGCCAGATATTTTCTTTGTGCCTTGAGGTAGTGGCAAATTTTCCGATGTTCAGGCACATAGATGGTTGATTTATTACCTGTATCAAACCATCTATTCATTATTTCATCAAGTACTTGCCTTGCTGTTCTTTCCTGTCTATCTTCCATAACTAAATCTATATATCGTTCTGAGTATTGTCGTCTACCCACGACAAGCCCTCCTTAATATAAACTTCTTTAGGTGT